TCGAATATAACAACGAACATTGCAAGGGTGTAACCTTTAATGATAAGCCATACTCTGTATTTGGTTTCACGGATGATGGAAAAGTATATAACGAAGAAGGACGAAGCATACATCCTGCTTTTTCTTATTCAAGCAACCCCAGAAGTCGTAAACTATTCTTAGAAGAAAGGTTAAAAGTAGCACATCTTGGATGCATGAGGTTGTACCCACTCGGGAAAAAGAGTATAAAACGTTAATAGTAGATTTAAAAGTATTGGCATCATGAAAAGAGAAATATTATATAGAGGGATAAATTTTCAGAAAGAATGGGTTTACGGAGACCTTTTCCATTCATACGCAAATGATGATATAGCTATTGCCTACTATAGAGAAGGCAGTAAGACCCCTACATTTGATGCTATCTTTCCTGAAAGCTTTGGGCAGTATACAGGACTGACAGATAAAAATGGGGTTAAAATATTTGAGGGAGATATAATTTCTATTGGAGATCCAAATATTAAACATATAACAATGTGGCGTAATGATGGATTTTGTGCAAAGCAGATTGGCGCAAGTAGCTACATAGGTCTAACCTATTGGGCAAGCGACATAGAAGTATTGGGCAACGTAATAGACAACCCAGAACTTATAAAATAAAGCGTATGAAAAAGATAATGTTTTCAGATAAGTTCTGCCTTACACAGGCGGTGCTTAGTGGAATAAAAACAATGACAAGGCGAGTACTGAGAGACAACGTGCCGCTTGGTAATTGGGAGGAAACGGCAAAGTGCCTGCCTTACAAGGTTGGTGAAGTCGTAGCAATAGCACAAAGCTATCAAGAAATTTACCCTAATGCAGACTTCGAGATGATAGACGGCAATTTCATAACAGAAAGTGTAGGGTGGACGAATAAAATGTTTGTGAAAGCTGACTTGATGAAACATCACATTAAGATTACAGATGTTAAGGTGGAACGTATCCAGAGTATATCAGTTGATGATATACTGTGTGAGGGCGTTTGGCAATTTTATAACAACAAGAACTTGTTTTATGTTTCCAAAAATATAGGATATGCCCCTGACGTAGCCTTCCTAAGTGCACGTGAAGCATTTTGGTATCTCATCGACAAAATCAGTGGTAAAGGCACGTGGGAGAGTAACCCATGGGTAGTAGCATATAGTTTTGAATTAATTGATTAAAAGTAAATGAATTATGAAAATAAAGAATGAAGCGGAACTGCTAAATAAGTTCTGTGATAAAACCCACATAAAAGAGATACTTACTGAACCTTTTTTCAACACGAATTACAATGAGGTTTGGAGTTCTGATGGAGTTGTCCTGATTCGGATAAATCCCAAAGCTCTTACTAATGAATATCCAAAAAAGAAGTTAGCTTTTCCAAAGTTAGAGAGTGCTTGTAATAAGAAAATCACTTTAGAGGCTGTCAATCAAGCATTGGATGAGTGTCCTAAAATTGATGAAGAAATTGTTATTCAAGATGCAGTTGAGTGCGAAGATTGCAACGGAAGTGGCTATGTTACTTGGGAGTATATGGACATTCACGGACATACACACGAACATGAATCTGTTTGCCCAGTATGTGATGGTACTGGAGAGATTGAGCCCGAAAGAACCAAGAAGACAGGAAAGCAGATTACAGATGAAGATGCCGTTATAAATATTGGCAACGCTTGCTTTAGGGCAAGGATTATTAGTAAACTAAAGTTTGCACTGGTTTTTCTTGGAATAACCTCTGTTAAGTTAACACATAACCCTAATAGAGCAGCTAATGAATTTGTTTTAAACGATGACATACGCATTATCCTAATGCCCATGCTTAGTCCATGGGATGAGTATGATGCAGCAGTAAAATTAGTTGATTAGCGTATGGAACATACTCACGCAAGCCTCTTTTCGGGTATTGGTGGAGCAGAACTCGCTGCCTCGTGGATTGGCTGGACTAATGTGTTTCATTGTGAAATACAAGAGTTTCAACGGAAAGTTTTAGAGTATTGGTTTCCTAATAGTATTTCTTATGAAGACATTACAAAAACAGATTTCACCGAATGGAGAGGACGCATTGATGTTCTCACAGGAGGATTCCCTTGTCAGCCATTCAGTGTTGCAGGTAAGCGAAAGGGAGCGGAAGATAACCGCTATCTCTGGGGCGAGATGTTACGAGCGATACGGCAAATTCAGCCCACTTGGGTTGTTGGTGAAAACGTTAATGGAATCCTCTCAATGGTACAGCCCTGTAATGCGGTTAAAGTGGGACGCACGGATGATTTGTTCGAAGAGAATTACATATATAGAACAGAGCAACAATTCACTATTGATGTCATCTGTGAAGACCTTGAGCATGCAGGATATTCAGTCCAGCCGATTGTTATTCCGGCTTGTGCCGTCGGAGCACCACACAGAAGAGACAGGGTGTGGATTATTGCCCACCGTACAGACACAGGGATTGAAGATTTGCAACAAGGATGGCAAAACGGAATTTCTGAATTTGGAGTTGTTGCCCACGCCAAAGGCGCAAGAAGCGCGCGGGAATTGTTCGGTAAACAGGAACAAATTCAATCTGACCGACAAAATTGCAGAATTGACAAGTCCGACTTCCGATGCTTCCCAACTCAATCCCCTATTTGTAACAGAGATGATGGGCTACCCTTTAGAGTGGCTGACCTTACCATTTCTTTCCCAAAGTGGCGAAGCAAAAGCATCGAAGCGTTAGGAAATGCGTGGGTACCACAAGTGGCATTCGAGATATTTAAAGCTATAGAAAAAATATATAAAACAAAATAAACTATGAAAGTGAAATTTAAATGCGGTGATTCAATCACCATTCCAGAGGGCTGCAAAGCGGTCATTGAAGATGGTAAGGTCATTTTTCAGACGGAATTTAAAGATGCAGACTATGTCCCCCAAAGAGGAGATGTTGTTGTTTGCACATATCATGTACCTTATTCCACTTATAACGAAACTGTAACAGCAATCTGTACAGGACGCAGAGACGAATATGGTAGGTATGATTGCTTTGTCATATACGAACATGGTGGTATTATAAAAAGAAATAAAGGCATACCTGTTGTAAGAAGACACGATGAGTACCAGTCTAAGATACGTCTTGCTACTGACGAGGAGAAAGAAATCTTGTTCGATAAGATGAAAGAGCAAAGACTGCTCTGGAATGCTGAGGAAAAGCGAGTGGAGAAGATTAGGTGGCGAGCGAAAAAGGGGGAATACTATTTCGCATTAGGTGGAACAACCTTTGAAGTGTATTGTTATACAGAGAGTTTCGACGAAATTGATGCAAAACTTTATAATTGTGGCAACTATTTTCGTACTCAAGAGCAAGAAGCAGAAGCTGCAAAGCGTGTGCGAGAAGTCCTACGACAATACCACGATGAAATAGGAGAGTAATATGAAGATAATATACTGTAAACACTTTCCCTTTAAGGGCTACAAAGCAATTACCTTGTTGAAGTGGATAATCGTAAGGGAGGATGCTAAAGAATACTTCACAGTAGAAGATTACAATCACGAGTGCATACATTATGCACAAGAAAAGGAACTGTGGTTTGTCGGCTTCTATCTGTTATATATACTTGAGTTCCTATTTGCGTTGCTCTATTTCTGCAACTGGCATAAGGCTTATCGTAATATCTCATTTGAAGTTGAGGCTTATACATACCAAGATGATTTGAATTACTTGCAACACCGTAAAAGGTTTGCATGGAGCAAGTTTGATTGGTAGCCTCAACCACCAAAAGATAAAATCGAATAATCTTATACGATAACTATATTTGCAAATACTTTAAAATCTTGCAAGAATTGGAAAGAAATGGAAAAGGACATACGCTTTACAGGTTATACTGCTGTCCCGTCTGATTATGAATGTTCAGACGGAGAACTCACACAGGCATACAACCTCATCAATGAGGATGGTGCATACAAATCACTGCTTGCGCCTAAGGTGGTATTCAATCTTGGAGAAAACCACAGTGTGATATATGTGCATAAGGCTACAACCTATACACATTATATCATGATTGATACTACTAACAAGAAACTGCAGTGGACTATAGACGGTAGCAACTTCACTGACTTGTATAGTATAGGCGACAAAGAGTTGTATCAAGTAGTGGGAGTAGGCAACACTCTTATAGCCCTTACAGATGCTGGTATGTTCTACTTCCTTTGGAAAGGTGATACTTCTGGTTATCTATTCCTTGGAAATGATATTCCAGAATTGCCTATTTCTTTTGGCTTACAGGGTGAGATGCAGCGTACTGATGAGTTTACCCTTGAGTTTGATAACCTTAGCTGGGAAACAAAGACAAAGGAGAATGGGTACAGTTACAGTAGCTACAATGAGTTCTCCGATGAAAACAAGAAAAAGATAACATCACAAGTGTTGGCTAAAGTAAACAAATTCATAGCTGACAGGTCAACTAATAAAGGTAAATTCATCTTTCCTTTTCTTGTAAGGTATGCTTATCGCCTCTATGATGGTAATCTCATCAGACACTCTGCACCAATACTCATGGTATGTTCTACAAGTTGCGCTCCTATTGTCATGTGGCGACATCTATATGGTAAGAATGGGTTGAACAGGGCTGATGTTCGTGTTGTTGGAATGTTACACTCGTTGGACTATGCTGTCATTAAACAGAGTGATATAGACTTACTGAAAGACTGGACTGATATTGTTAAATCTGTTGATATATTTATCTCAAAGCCAATCTATACGTACAATCAGAATGGCGAATGTGATAAATTCTTTAATTACGACGAGTACGGTGATGAGGCGTGGGGATATAGTATTTGTAAACATACTAACCAAGCTGCAGATAAAACTAAATATCCTTTGCGCTATCAAAAGAAAGATATGGGTTACCTATATCAGATGACGTTTGATAAAGATAATCTCGGTGCACGTCCAGGTGGTATACTTGGACTTCCTCGCAAAGACTCTTCGACGGTAAAGGAAGATATTCGTAACTGTTCAAACTTCTACTTTCTCGAAAGTATTAAGATAGAACAGCTTACTACAACACGTACACTTCTTAATATAGAAGAAGACTATTTGCAATCTCTGGTCAATAGAGAGGTTATGACCGATGATTATGACAGCCACGACAAAATTATACCAAAGTATGCCTTTGGTTATAATGCTCGAGTTAATCTTGCTAATATCAGAAAGAAACTTTTTGAGGGATTTAATGCTGGAGCAATGTTGCCTTTCACAGATGGATATGTGAAACACTGGTCTGATACTTCTCCTACCATTTTAGACAAGATAATCAATATCTCTGTTTATGTTTTTATCAAACAGGATGGAAGAGATATAGTCGTGCATGGTGAGGCTGGGGTATTTGGCTATGAGAACCCAGTTCTATTCCTTTACTATCCAAATGGAAATGCGTACAAAGCAATTGTAACAGCATGGGACTACTTTGGTACATTCTACGAAGTACCACTTGAACGGCATGCCTTTCTTAATGGGGCTTTCTACTATGGAGGTTGGAATGATTTAGAGAAGCGAACATATAACTCACCAACTATTTCCAGTGAAGAAGAACGGACGATTGAAATTCCTAATAAGATATACACTTCCGAAGTAAACAACCCTTTCTACTTCCCTGTGACAGGCATAAACACTGTTGGGACAGGTAAGATATTGGGTATATCGACTGCTGCAAAAGCACTATCACAGGGTCAGTTCGGACAATTCCCACTATATGCGTTCACAGATGAGGGTGTATGGGCATTGGAGGTAAACTCATCAGGAGGATATTCCGCAAAACAACCTATCACAAGAGATGTGTGCATATCTTCAGACAGTATCACGCAGATTGATACTGCCGTGCTCTTCGCTACTGATAGGGGTATAATGGAAATATCTGGTTCACAGACGCAATGTCTGACCGATATTATTAATGGTAACGATTTCTTTTCACTTGGCCGTCTACCTGGGCTGTCTAAACTCTACCCAGATGGTATTCCTCAAGTAGATTGTACCTTCTCAGAATTTCGCAAAGGTTCACGTATGTCTTACGACTATGTAAATCAGCGTATAATAGTGTTCAATGAAAATAAGAACTACGCTTATGTCTTCTCTATGAAGTCTAAGCTATGGGGTATTGTAGCCTCATCGCTCACCACTGCTATTAATTCTTATCCTAATGCGTATGCTATGGCAAAGATAAAGACTGTTGGGAGTGATGGCAAACAGGAGGTGACAAACAACTGTCTTGTGGACTTATCACGTTCTGCAGAAACACATCAGAAAGGCTTGCTTGTAACTCGACCTATAAAGTTGGATGTCGCTTCAATGCTTAAAACATTCGATACAGTGTTCCTCCGTGGACTATTTGGCAAGGGGAAAATACAGGTAATTCTGTACGGCTCACGAGACAATATCAACTGGCATCTCGTACATTCAGCTAAGCAACATTATCTAAAAGGCTTCCGTGGAACGCCTTACAAGTATTTTCGTATAGTCGCAATAACCGACCTTTCTATTGGTGAAACATTAGTCGGTGCGTCTGTTTCCTATACTCCACGACTTATAAACCAACTTCGATAACTTCTTTTTTTACACGTCCATAATTAAAGGGCAGGTCTGCGTGATGCAGGTCTGCCCTTGCTCTGTTATCTATTCTCTATTAGAACACCGACAATCGACGACGTACTCTGTTTACTCTGCTATGCAATGCCACTCGTATCTGTCTTTCCATATCTTCTGCCTTGACCGCCCAAGTTTCAGCCTTAGCAGGATTGGTAATACTCATCCAGTCTGCCACTGTATAACAAACGATATACTCATGGATAAGCTTAGATAACAAGTTGAGTGTTGTCTGAGAAAAGTCAGTAGGTAGACTAAGGACAATGCCGTAGGTAGGCTGCTCTTTCAAGACATTATCAAGTTCATGGTTGCTAATCTCATTCTTTGTGTACGGATATAGCAACTCCTTACATTGAGCTACTGTCAAATCAAGTAATCGTGTAACCCTGTTCACATTACCCTCTTCGCCAACATCTTGCACTGTATGCTTGGCGTGTAGGTTGTCAGTCTGCATAATATGACCTTCGATATAGGAATAGTTCTCGATGTCATACAATAACTGGCTACGCTTAAAACCAAGTACAGCCTCTATGTTGCCGTTCTTATCTGTGTAACAGCCAAGGATATTACTTTCGTCTGCCTGCATAAACTTATATTTAATCTGTCGGTGTCTTTGGTCTGCTGCGTTTGCTAACAGACTGTTGAATAGAAGCCATGCTACGAGTTGCAAGAGCTATGTACTGCTCTGCATCTGCTTTGTTCGTGACCAGATACCACTCAGCAATAGCTGTGTTCTTCAGATAGTCATGCACAGCTTCACCAATTCCTGCCGTTGCTGCTTCGTTGAAGTTACTCGGCATGGTAAGGTTAAGTTCCAAATTGTGACTACCATCAAAGTGACTATTATCGGTAGTTGTTCCGTCTTCATCAAGATACTCTGCAAGCTCGGTTTTCACCTCTGCAAAGCCTTTCTTGATACTTCGGAGTATCTTCTCACGGTTCTCCTCGTCCTCACTGGCAAACATCGAGGCTACCTCCTTGTGGTTCTCCTTGTTTTGAATGGTACGACCACGAAGAAAGGTCTCGTTCATAATGTCGTAAAGCAACCACGATATTTTGATAGTTGCTCTTACAGGTTTCTTTGCACCTAATGTTGGGGTTGGCATATCTTTGTTATTTGAAATTGTTAATCTGTTGGTAACATAGGACGCTTGCGAGCATAAAGTAGTCGTTCTACATTAAGCATTATTTCACCAGCAGTTGAAAAGTATTCCTTAGCTTCTCCTTTGTTGGCAAATCGAAACCATTGTGCCGTAATGGATGCTATAAAGAAACTACGCAGTGAACTCTGAACACTTTCCTGCAATGTCTTGTCCCACGATTTGCTTACTTGTAATTCTGCCTTGTAGTTCTTATCTACATCGGTCGCACCGCTCACAAGCATTTCTTTCAAGTCCTCATTCACGGCTGCTACACTCTCATCCCAGAAGCGACCCAATTCCTTGAAATCATCATCAACGGCAAGAATGCGATTTCTCGCATTCTCATCTCCGTCTATTAGTTTTGAACCTGTGTAGTCCGTTGCTTTTGCAACTTCATTGTACACATCGCTCTGTGAAATAGTTATGGTTATCGTTTCCATCAGAAAGAGATTAGAGAGTATGTAATTCCAATTCCAATATAGGGCTTAAATCCTTGTACTGTTGTCCCATATCCGCTGGATATACCTATATGCCAATGCTTAGGAGGCTTCCTTATTGTTATTACCTCACGCTTTGGGTAGACGAAAATGCTGTCAAGTCGAACATTTACACCACTGATATATGCCGTATAGTCTTTATCCTTATATACGGATTGCAGCATGGGTAATTCTATTTGTACACTATCTTGGTCTTTTTCACATAATATTATCTGTTCTAAAGTATCTGCTCTAATGCGTGGTAAGGTATCGAGCATAGCATTTCTCAAAGTTTCCTTTAAGTGGGCTACGCTAACAGATACCTTTGTAGTCCCATTAGACTTCACAAATACTGGTGCAGGATTATGGTACTTAATAGTATCAACATAGCGCACCGTGTCTGTGATAGTCTCGTGCAAAGGCTTTCCCCCTGTGCGTTGTGTTCCCCTGCCCAGGAAAAACGCAACACACGCAAGAATAATTAAGGGTATAATACCCCACAAAAACTTCTTCATATCAGTTCAAAATGGTTTGCACAAATTTAATCTATACAAAGTATCTAATCGTTTTATCTGTTGCTAAAGATTAGCATACTCTTCTTTCGCATTAAAACACGGACAAGCTTTCATCCACTCGTTAGGGGTTATCTTTCCATCCTTATTCAAGTCTGGAGAGAAATCCCTATGACCCTGAATAACCGCTGTAGGGTACTTCTTATGTAGCATCTTTAACAGAGAGCGCAGACTTGCTTTCTGTGCGGTTGTGCGGTTGTCAGTAGGTTTGCCATTAGTATCAATGCCACCAATATACGCAACATTGATAGAAACAGCATTGAAGCCCTTAACGCCATTGCTTACTTTGTCTTCATCAAGAAGCTGTGTAATCTTGCCGTCTGGCGACACCACGTAATGATAACCAGGATTAACCCACCCCTTGCGTCTGAATTCCTGCTTTAATCCCTCAATCGTCATAGACTGGTGACTTGCGGTGCAGTGAACCGCAATGTATTTTATATTTCTCATATTACGTTAATCAAATTTGGGTTTATTGTCGTTAATATCGACGTGAGATGTTTTAAGATACTCGCTAAGAAATGGAACTTTATCAACCACTTTCAAAGTGAGGACATAGTAAACGAAACCTGCCACTTTCCACATTGTAGTATTTTCGATGAGCATCATCCTCCAGTTACGAACGATGTTCGTTGAGTAAAACCAAATCGCTACACCGCATAACGCCTTGACAACACCTAAAGTTTCCTCACCTGCATGGAGAAAATAACCTGTAATGAAGATAGAAGCAGTCATGACAAAGAACAACGTACAGTGGTAGAAGAAGACCATTGATTTCTTTAGATTCCATCGTTCGCCATGTTTCAGTCCTGCTACTACTCCAAAGATGTAATTCAGTGTGAAGACTATCAACATTGCATACATGAAATCACGTATCGGGAAAAAAAGACTTAGCATACCGCTAATGATACTACACATAACGTATTTAAACTGTTCAAGGTAATTCATAATATAACTAAATTTACTAATGTTCTTACTCCGAAGCCTACAGCTACACCACCAACCGTTAGTCCCCAATCGATTATGTCTGCTTTTCCGCCCCACATTCTATCCTTAACTTCCAGTGCAGTAGCGACACCTATACCTGCATACGCTGCACAATACAAGCTATTAGCACCAGCACCGATAAGTACACCACCTATAAGGTGTTTGTACCTGTTACTTTCTTTAAGCCATTTAATTACTTTCTTCATCTTGTTTTTACAATAAATTTCCACAAAAATAATATAGGAAAAACGATTGAAAGGTTTATGTTTGTAATTACGATAGTAAAGATAGGATGAGGCTGCCTACTAAAGTGGTATAACATATCCCTTCTGCAATAAATGTAGCATTCTCTTTCCAATTCTTACGAATGAACACAAGTGGGAACAACACCCACAACATGAGTAACCATGGTATAAGCAAAGCTACTACAATCTGACTTACCAATCCAAAGAGATAACCGCCTACATAATGTAGCACTTTGTTTTCTGTTCTATAACAAGGTGAAGCAGCTACCATCAACAAGCCTACACTCATCATTCCTGCAATATAAGCATGCTTAGGCGGTAAGGCATGAAGAGAAGAGAATAACAAGATAGCTGCCGTCATTGTTGCCCACAACGAAAAGCGAACATCACCTACATAATAGCTGAAACTACTCACACTATCTGGTAACTCCTTTGCTTTCTTAGCTGCTACTATTGCCATTGCAACTGAAAGCACTACCGATAAAATGATTAAGTAAACCATGATTGCATATCCTTTTTGTAAATCATATCCTTTTCTGCCCACCCCTCTGCAAGCGTATTAGTTACAAATGAAATGGCAGATAAATAAAAATCTTTCAGCTCATCCTTTGTGTTAAACTGACGATACTTAGGGTCGTTCTCCTGTCCGAACTTAAACGTTACAGGTAGATTACTTCCATCTGTAAGCATACACAAGTCAAAAGCAGCTTTGTAATTAAACTGATTTTCTGATGATAGATATACAATATTACCCTCATAGGTAAACCCAGCAAGTATCTTTTCATCAATTAGCTTGTTGACATGTGTGGCTATATCGCCCTTTAATTCTTCTTCTGTAGGCTTATGCCCATAGTCCTTACGCCAGTAGTAACCGCTTTCATCGCTGTCTTTGTCTTTGCCAAAGCCATAGAACAACACATAGTGGTCATCGGATAGACGTAACAAACTGTCGTTACGTTCCTTGATTCCGTACACCTTAAAAAAGTCTGTATTCATAGATGTATGTTTTAAGTGAATTTATATTTGAATTTATTTCCATCAAATGCTTCGCTTCTGATTATTGTTTCGAAAGGGAAACCGTCTTTCATCTTAGCGACTTGGTCGAGTATGGATTTTAACTCCTCGGAGTTGGTAAAGAACTTACTGAACTCACGTGTTGCTTTGTCTCTAAATGAGATAAGATAGCGGTGGTCACCATGCTTAGTTACCACGTCTTTTTCATAATCGTGTACCTCTATGGGACTGTTTACTATTTCTGCAAGGCGTACAGTCTTACCTTGGAATCTTTTCTTTCCATCTTCAGGAGTATAGGTTACTCCCATCTCTGAAAATTTTCTCATCTCTCGTGTTGTTAATAATGTGTTTAATAGGTTTTTGCTATTACAATGTTTGCACAAGCCATAAAGTGAACCAACGATTTGTTGCCTACGCTTACGACTTTTCACTTTATGTAGTTTGCGTGCAAGATGCTGTTTCACTCGTTTGCGCAAACGAACATGGGTTGGATATATAACATAGCCAAGGAAATCAAGTCCCTTTGTTATGGGAAAGATACTATCGTTAAACTTGACGGTCTGCCCTATAGCTTCCATCCTTTCATGTACAATCTTCCTACACTCCCATAAGTACCGCTTGCTACCTGCTGCAATAACACCATCGTCACAATAGCGATAGAAATGCTTAATGCCATAGCGGTCTTTTAGGTAGTGGTCCAGATACAAAGAAAGCAAAAGATTTGCAAGTCCTTGTGATGAACGAAGTCCCATACTTAAGCCATTAGGAAGTAGTCTGACAAAACCCTCTAAGATACTAATGAGACGTTTGTCTTTAAATACTCGTCTGATACAGTACATCACAAAATCCTGCTGTATCGTAGGATAGAACTTTTTAATATCAAACTTATAGATATACTTCATTTCCTTTGGATAGAGCTGTATATCCTTTTCTATATAGGTTTTAAGGTCGTGCATACCACGTTGTTTGATAGATGCTGCTGTCGTTCTGATATATCTACGATGTAGATGTTTATCAACGACACTCATCACGGCATTTATTTTTATACGTGTACGCATATTAAAGACCTGTATGTCCCTCCACTTATTACCCTCGTGTATATGCTTCTCGTGATAGTTGCTTACATTGACGTGCCCAGAGGCTATCTCCTTTGCTACATCATCAAGGAAAGATTCTCTGTGTGCAAGAAGCCATTTGCCCTCTTTAAGTTCTTTTCTTTTTGTTCCATGCACGACAGTATCAAACGAGCTTTCTAAATTAGCTCGTTCTATAATCTCTTCTATGATATATCCGTCACGCTTCATTTATTTACCTTCAGTTTCCCAGGTCTAAGACGTTCGAGAACTATCCTACCAGTCTCTACCTGCATTGTTATGTTTCAGCTTTCCAACCTTTAAAAGGTGCTTTTGCTGAGGCTCGGATTCTTCGCTTACTACTATTTGTCATCACGTGACAATATGCTGTTGGAGCGATATAATATATCTTTCTGTTTGCAAGCCGAGAACCGATGTTCGAGTTCGACTGCGATGATGCGTTATTCGCATTCGCAAAGACGAGACCGCCATTCGCATTCGCACTGTTATTCGAACGCCCGACAACACGGCTTTCGGAATCCTCTACCTTGATTTATTGAAGAGCAAAGCGTGGCGGATTTTCGCCCACCGACGCTTTGCGCTTTTACGCTTTATTCGTTTATCTCAACTTTTCCACGGAAGGCAAGCCGGGAACCGATGCTCGAGAGCGACTGCGATGATGCGTAACTCGCATACGCAAAGACGAGACCGCCATACGCACCCGCACTGCTAAACGAACGCCCGACAACACGGCTCCTTGCATGATTATACCATTGCCCGTCAGCATAGTTGGATGCCCATCTGCTATTATCAGAGCTTGACCTTGAAGCAATTATGTCACAATAGCGTCCATGTCTTACACGTGCTATACAGTAACCACTATCTTTAGTCCCTTGCACAAGGCGTTCTGTCTTGCTGACAGGGTCGTAGATATGCCATATAGCGTCTGTTGGATAAGTGTTAACCTCTACAGTCTTGTCTTTCATATACTGACGATAAGACGGTATGTTTACGGCAACGTTGTCTTCCCACTCGTAATAGACCCCAAAGAAACTCTCAAGACCTAAGCACTTTGTCCCTCTGCTATCTTCACGTCTACTATCAGAGTTACCAATATCATCACGATAGCCTGTAACATCACTACTGCCATTGCCGTAACCACAAACCAACTGTGAATCACGTGTACCTGACAATGAGAACCAGAGAACAGCCATCAGTTTAGACATATCATAGTCTATCATCTGATATCCATTACCTCTGCGGTGTGCAAGATTTTGGAAGTCTTTATAGGTAAACTCCATCTTGCGTACAGGTGTGTTAGTTGCATAACCCTCCTCGTCGTATAGCCATTCAGAAGATGTGCGGTTATTATTACTACCTCTCTGTACTGTTGCTCCAGATACAGAACGTAGTCTAAGTAGACTATCTACTGATGCTTGATAAACACCCAATAGCCATGGTTCATTGCGTACCCAATCAGGCTCAATGGCTTCTATCTCTGTACTGTCTACTGCAATAGCCTCTAATTCAGAGTTTACATTACTTGACGAGAATACAAACTCATTAGCACCTTGCGGCACATCTATAAAGACATAGTCTCCATCAATGAAGTCAAAGGCGGTATTGCCTATTGCAAGATTGTACTTTGATATGATAGTGCCTGCTGCATTAAGGAAGCATGCGCCTACAGTTGCATTATTCATACCTGGCCATCTAACTTGCTTCATTCCTGCAACATCAATTTTGTAAACGTCTACATTTGATACCTCTGCAAGAACACCAGCACTATCCAACGTACTTTCGTTTAATCTGATTTTTTCAGACATTACACCAGTATTAGCCTTTAGGATTATATCTTTCAGCTTCTTTCGTGTGACACGCTTAGCTGTAGATAATGGCTCGGTAGCGAGACTACTCCATGCAATATATTTCTTCTGGTTCTTAAAGTCATTGATACCTTTATACCACATTGCAGGACAACGCATCATCACGTCAAAGCCGTCGGCAGCCTTATCGGTATAATCAAATTCAACTCCATTAGCAAGGTTGTGATAATTCGTTTCTGATACCTTAACGCCCTCCCACACATTCCTCTCTGTGTTAAGTTTTCCCTTAACTGGTATAAGTTGCTGTCTAATCTTAGCTACGTGCGCACTTGGTACAAAGTCATTAGAGAACATCTGACCAGTCTCATTGTCAAGGTTGCTAATATTAGCAGGATCATCAATAGTATCATCAAAGACTATCAGTGAGTATTGCGACTGATGTATTGTCAAGTTCGGATAATACTCTTTCAAAGCTGCAAGCTTACTATCTTCAATATACTTCGTGAGTACCCATGTACCACTTAAACCATCACAGATATTAGTGTGCTCCGAGTTAATACCACGTGTACCCATTTCTTTCATTGCTGATAGTACGGTATCTTTCTTTGAACACTCAACATCCTTTATCGAAATGGAACTAATAGTAGCACCAGCGGCAACTGTATCTTCCAATATTCTTACTGGGTCTATATTCGGACATCTACGTATACGCACGCTGCTCACATTACTCAAACCCTCGTATGTCAAACCTCCATTAGGATAAGTGGCTTTTGTCAAACCTACAAACACAATGTCTGTCATGCTTGCAGGGAATTGTGCTACTTCCAAAGGACAAGCCTCTGCAGGAGTGAATGCTCTTAACGTACTACCCTTAGCAAGGAATGTCTTTAAACGTGGACAGTTTTCTGCTCGCACACTAAGCACCTTAGTGTGTTGTATGTCAATCTTCTTTAAGAATGGCATTGCAGGAAGATTAAGAGAGGTCAGAACGCCTGTTGTGTAGGCAGGTGTATAACTTTCTCCACCGACAATCAACTCTTCCAATAGTGTACAAGTGCTGATGTCGAATCCCTCTTGCTTTGGAGTACACGCTGATATATCAAGTACTGCTAATTTGTCAGCACCAAACACATACACCATCTTACCACTCTCCTGCGCTGCATTGGCTCTTAATGTGTAACTCTCACCTGCTCTAAGGTAACAGCTATCGGTAACAGTGTCCGCACGGTCTTCTCCTAAACCAAAGAAACCATCTTGCGCTGCTGTTATCTTAATGGAGATTTCTCCCATCATACGTGCTTTGAATGGTGCCGTATATAGGTCGCCTACCTGATAATAGCCGTCACGCAGCTTAAAGCGTTTACGCTGGTAATCTGGTAAGTCTTCCAAACGCAAGCCGTGAAGTGCGTAGAAATAGTTGGCTGCTGCTGTAGAGTTCTGAATATACTTACGTTCACCATCAAAAGAACTGATAACCTTTGCCCAACGTGACAGACGCTTTGTAATCCAATAGTAATAGCAGCCGTCAGCACTGAATACTTTTCTACTATTGCGTTCTGTCTTACGCATAGCAGCCGCCACTTCATGTAGTGTGATAGTCGTTGTGCCACTATCGTCTACCCATAAGTTTGGTGCTGCATACGTCTGCACGAATGTTACACTATCCCAACCTTGGTATAGATGTGAAGTAACGGCATCCATATCCCAAGGAATTGTAAGACCGCAATCATTATCACTACGGTCTACACAGTCACCATCGTACCAATGATTAAAGTAGGCTCGTATCGTTCCATCTGGCTCCAAATAGAAAGCAATCATCATATTCTTACTACGCTGGTCTACTGCTGCCTTGTAATCGGACGCAATAGTATAACAACACAAAGAATATGGATTGGCGTACTTATGTACTTCTTGCTGCCATTTCTTTAGACGATTTTCCTTTGTTCCTGGTACTGATACACTACCAAGAGTAATGTTTCCATTCGCTTCTGTCTGATGTTGGTTGCATTGTTGTGAGAAAACAAGCCACTTATAAAGGTTATAAGGGACTTTCTTGCCTGCTTTGTAAAGCTCTTCAAGATTGTCATCATCAGGATATCGAGTTTCATAATAACTCATCCAGATTGGTGCTCCTGTTGCAGGGTCAATACGCATCATGTCATCAAGACTGTTCACGCCCTGACCCCAGCATAGGCTATCATACTTTAAGTATTCGTAGCACTCTGTTGGGTTTACAACTCGTCCCGTAACACTCCACTTCTTAGTAGCCTTGTTAAAGGTCATACTGCCAGTAGTGTCTATCCAGTTGCCACCTTGATACTGTACATAGTGGTCATCACTGGTCTTGTACACGTTCTGCCAAGTGTAGTTCTTAACATCATCTGCAAGGACTTCTGCAAGCGTTTTGTCGACTGCAACAGGCTTTTCTACAGCCTGTACCTCTCGCATAGCACCCTTACCGTCATTCTCAATCACAATATGCTCATTGCCACAATACTCACTAAGGACATAGATATTTCCCGCAATTAATTGGGTAGTGTCTGCTAATACTTGCGACTTGAAAGCTGTTAGTGTTTGACTCTGTGCTGCTACGAGTTCTGTAAAGTCACCATAGTTGAGGCACTTCTTACTATATCCGTTAACCCCCTTGAAGCCAAAGAAGTCAGCATCACCCTTGTCTGCATTGAAGTTAGCCTTAGCATGGAAATATGCCTTGGTAGGGTTCTCGGCATCGCTGTGGTTCATTCGGCTATCGGTACGGAACAAAGCGCATGGAACGCTATCAATGCTGGTGTGTATCTCGTACTCACCCTCATTGTACACCTGCGCTGGTGTCATATACTTTTCACCCAGTGCTATTTGAGTCTCGTTCATCAACTCCATCATAGCACCATTGTGTGCACCGCAGCTATCAGAGTAGTCCACCTTAATACAGATGATATTAGTGAAGTTTCCACCATCTACAACTTGTATGCGGTTCTTGGCAGCCATCTTCACACACTTATCATACTTGGTAAGTGCGTCAGCATTGCCAGGGAACATAGTCTGAATCTCTTCACGTGTATGCAATAAGGTGACAATGGCTTTCTTCATCTTACCTTTCTTATTCTTGATAGGTCGCCATGAAGAGGTTGTTCCTTGATTGGTCTGCGTGATACCGATTATCTTGCAGTTCTGCCAAGGGCGGTCTGGGAAGTAACAATACCAGTCTACTATCTGTTTTGTTTTCTTGTCTCCATCTTTCGTTTCAAGATAGTCAGGATAGTTTGCAGCAATGTCTTCTGCATCTGGATTCTTACAGATAGCACATACCATCAGACCTGCGTCAAGACACTTCTGCATTGTTGGACGGTCTTTGGTCGTTCCCTCTGCGATAATACTTGCCATAACGTTGTTTTGCTCATACTCTCCAATCATCGCTGTGGTATCTGTCAAGCCAACAAGATAGTTATAGCATGCTTGAATATAGTTGTAGTAAGTATTCCATGCTGTTAACTCGTAGAGATACACATCTGCTTTGTGTCCATCGAAATGGATAGTTGAGTTATGATTCGCTAACTCACCAGCTTTATATGCTACAGCACCAGCCTCATCACCATTTAAGAATACCTTAATAACACCAATGCCTCCGTATGGTGCAATCGTAGATGGTTCAAACACGATGTCGAAGCGTGTCGGTTTATCATTGACGTATGGCACAAGTGCTGTCGTTGCGGCATCTGTAAGAGAACCGTTAGTAGCAACAATGAGCTCTTCACCTGTCAGAACAAAGCCCAACTTCTCACCCATGCATTTAATAAGGTGTGCGTTGCGGTCTGCAACATTCTTAGTCATGACGGTGAATGAGAATGCCAAACCGTTCGTCTCGATAGCGTTCGAAGCAAAAGGTTGATAAGTACACTCTGCTGTCACATCTTCTGCAATACGTAACGCCATACGCCCTTTGTCACCAGCTGTACCATAATCGTTTGTGCCAAAGCTATCTTTTACAAAGCCGTTAGTTGTGTAGTTTGCACCATTTACATTAATACTTACAGGCTGCCCATCTGACGTAATAGTCTTTATCGTTTTATCACTGTCAGCATTACTACGCTCTGCCATACTGAATTTAAGTACAGCACCTTCGGTTTCACTGATAGGAAGTAACGTTCCACTAATAGTAACCTTATACGATTCTTTTAATGTAGCATCACCGCTATTAACGCCAAAGAGCAGGTTATCTCCATCGTGGTAACCGATAAGACGTCTGTTTATCACCTGTGTAGTATCACGTGCCATCACCTGTCGTGTGATTGTCTCAGTCTTGTTTGTTGTCTCATTGGTAAGTGAAACAACAGCTTCTTGGCGTGATGTGCTACGCTGGTAAACTGCCACATCAAAAATGACTGTGGCATACAGTTTCTTCTTCCCTTCGCTGTCATCACTCCAACGTGCTACAACAATAGGCTTGTCGTAGTCATCAAGACTACTATCCTGCTGAATGACCATAACGGCAGTATGTAAGATATTACCTTTCACACCAGACGCAACATCTTGACCTTGTATGCGGATAGGATAAGCACCATGCGCTAATCCTGTTGGGTCTATTCTTACAGAATGTGAATACGTATCTGTAATAACAGTAGTTTCTAATGGCTGCCATGTGCCGTCTCTGAATAATTCGATTGTCGTACGGATACCTTTATCGCTACTATTCTTTGGGAAAGAATACATCAAGATATTCTTTGCGTTTCCTCCCACTTCAAGACTTGTGTCTTTGGTGTAGTGTAGGGTCTGCACACTCACGCAAGTTACATCTACGGCTACTACAGAAAGGTTCTTGCTTGCAGTGTTCCCACTATCGTCTACAACTACCATCTGCAAGCTGCCTTGTCCTGCATTTAAATAGAGTGAACTCAAGTCAAAGACAAAGCTATAGTCTTCCAAAGTTGAAGAGGATGGTTTCTTTGTGTCGAATGTAGCAACGATTTTCTTTGTGGTACGGTCTACAAACTGAACGTTTGTAATACTGTTGCTTGTTTCTTGGTTTCCTGCCTTTGTAACACTCAAGATAGAAGCATGAACATTGAATAATCCACCAGCTTTACCATACAATGGGTTCTCCTTGAATGCAATAGCTATGGTTGTGCCACCCACAGATGAACCAGTACCGACAACAAACTGTTGTTCGTCACCTATACTTTCTCCTGCTTCATTCGTCATCTGTAGTTTTACAACGCCCTCGGTTTCTGTGTTAACCTTTAGATTGGTTGGGATATGTTTGTATGCACCTGCACTTGAAAAGGCTTTCTCTTCATTGTTCCTTGGCGTGCCTGTTAACTCAACCTTTGCTGTGCCTCCACCTCCAAAGGCAACCCATGGCTTCAAGTCTGCTGGATTGATGTCTGGTACTTCACGAGTAAATTGGAAAGCTGCCCATACATGTGCTCCATTGCTATCTTTCTCAGCTGTCTTGAAAGTAAGTACCGCTCCACTCCTGAAATAAGTAAAACCACTTGCTTGCTCCAAATCTTGGACTGCCTTAATAGCCGTACTCAATGTATATTCAACATCAGGACAAAGAGAGTTAACATTAAGCGTATTACCGATGTTAGTTCCGTTTGCACCAAAATCTTTCCAGTTACCCTCTTTGTTCCAACTCTCTGTATTGACCCACTGCTTAGAAACCCAACCATTATTAGGCGTGTTGAATGTGAGGACAATACCAGGAATCATTATCTTTTCTTTGTCCTTATACTCGCTAATCTTTTCCAAAGCAACAGAGAATGTCATATCTCTGTTCTCCATACCTAATAGCTTGTTGACATTCACAACGCTACGAGCAACGGCTGCCTTTCCATCGTTCTGTAATGCTTCAATATCTCTTTGCGAATTGGCAAGATTCTGTTTTAGTTCTGCACCTTCATTACCAGGGAAAGCCGTCCCAGTTGTGTAGCCCAATGCGAGGTCGGACCCAATAGGGGCTAATTTCGTTCCGCTCCACCTATAAGTAATATTGTCAGAAGAATCAATATATACTTTACCACTTGCAGGGGTGCGACCATCTTTAGACGCAGTACCGTAATTGTCCGCATCAGACCAATCAGCGTAATATGTAGTTGTACTATCTTCGTCTGATACTACTGCTAATACAAACTTATTCTTAGCTCTGTTGTAGATAACCTTAGTATGTTCATCTTTTGATGACTTATCTGTAGCTTGCTGCTGTGCTGTCAAGCTATCCAAACAACTATCAAACTCTATAACATCATCGACGTAACTCGGCAAATGGGCAGATGGTACTTTGCCTTCTTCGTCTAAAGGTGCAATACCATTTGCCTTGCCTTTCGAGTCTTTTATAGTGGTTAATTCAGTATTCACATCAGATGCCGCCTTCTTTGCATTTTCGGCTGTCTGCTGTGCTGTCTCCACAGCTGTGCGAGTTTGGTTCACACTGTCACCTTGTGTCGTTACTTGTGTTTTGAGTGCCTTTACATCTTCTTTGATACCCTTAACATCTGTCTTTGTAGTGTTAAGGTCACCCTGCAATTCAGATATGTTACCATTGTATTGCTCACTATCCACTGTAGGGTTTCCGCCATTCTCTCCTGTTGCTACCCATGCACCTCCATCTGCCACATAGATAGGTGCAGGCAAACTGCGCCCTACGATTGCCCACCACCCATCATGCGGACGTGGGTATGCCTCACGAAGTTTTTCGACTGTGGTAAAAAGACCCTTGTTGGCTGACTTGACATTCTTAGCCTCAAGCCAACCCTCTACAATTAGATTCTTCTTTACTACAGCGTTGCCTTGTACATGGGCATTACCACCTACACCTACGTGACGTCCAATACTAACATCACCCTCTATTTCGGTTGTCTTAATAGAACTCATACTAACAGTTGTTTACTTAAATCGGTCATTACTTGTGATTGTTCTCTTTGCCCAATTGTAGCAAGCACAAGGGCTGCCATCTGATAGATAGCGGATTGATAGCAACGCTCTGGTATCATTATTCCCTCGTTATCATCAATAGATGGTAGAGGATAATACAAAGCTTGTTCTACAGTTGCAGTATCGTCATTGCATGAATACAATTCCAACACACGCCCCTCAGTACGGCTCACAATTGCAACTACTGGCTTTTGTGGATTTCCTCGTAAGCCTTTGTATCGTGAAAACTGTAACTGATACCGAGGGTCGCCTGCGGTAATAGGTTCATATACTGGACGTTCCCAGTCACTCATCTTAAATACCATAAGGCGCATAAAGTCATCAGGAAGCATCACCCAACCCGAATGCTGGTTGCGCCAATAAACAGCATCGCCAAATGGAACGCCACCATCAAGCAAGTGGATAGGTGCGTTGGTAACTATCCGACGCACCCCCTCCACAACCTTACTATAGATGATGTCATCAAGCATCAAAGTGTCAATGTCTTCATCTGTTATAAGTTGCTCGTTGGTTTTGTTCTCATCTATGGCTATACGTACATCACGCAGGATGTCCTTAACTTCGTACACCATATTTCAAAGCTGATTAATCAGTGAACACTACGTCAATGCCATTGCTCTTACCGCAAGCAGTGATGTCTGCACGAGTTCGCAATGTACTACGCTTTACCCCAAACTCTGCCTCGAGAAAGTCCTTTGCATCGTCATTACATGTAAACTCTTTACGAGTTGACGTGTTAACGGTTTCATCCTCTGGCTGCGTTACTGGAGTTTCATCTGCTGATTGTTCCTGCTCTTTTTTCTCTGGGGTATCTGTTCCTTGCTTTTCCCCCGTCAGTTCTTCGTTGTTACCAGTTTCACTGGAAATGTTTACAGCTTCATCCTCCTGCAGAGCAACATGCTCGCTTTCAATATACACGTCCTCATCGGTATTCACCACATGAATCTTAGTGATAAGCCCAGACTTAAACTCTTTACTATTCTCTATTGCCAACTGGATAATTGGATTATCCGTTGAGAAGGTTGCAGGAGTACGACCAGCTTCATTTGAAGAGCCATTAGTGAAAGATATTTTCATCTTTGCGCTGCCAACCTTGATAAGGGCTTGGTAGTCAAGCATACCAGCCACACCGTAGATAATTTTTCTTTTCTTCATTGTGTATTAAATAAAATAGGCGGACGGTTATAAACCTATCCGCCTATATTTTTTTATTGGTGTTTGAAATTTAGTTACCTAATGGTAGTTCGCCTGTATAAGGTTCCCATGCGGAGTTCTTATACAACCATACTGTACCACTTACAGCCTTACTGTTGATAGCAGGACAATCTACCATGAGGTAGTAAACGTAATTCTCCTTAGGAGAGGCTGGTGCCTTGTCGCTATTCCACAAGTGCATGTGTAGAACGTCTGTTCCGTAACTATCATCAGTTCCCTCACCGTCAATCCAGACGTGACATGTACCCTTCAAGCCGAGACCATCCCACACAATAGTAGCATTGCGTGTTGCCTCTTCGCCCTCTACACGGTCTTTGTCTGTATGCTCTGCACTATACACATAATGAACGCAGCGGTCATAAGCAATCATGAAACATGAATTGCTCCAACGCAGACGGTCAAGTGTTGGGTCATGCTTGAACTCCAAATTTCCGAAGATAGTATGGATACGTGTTACCTCCCAACCAAGGTCATTCATCTTCACCTCGAAGCGTACCTCTGGATGTTCAGAGAAATCAATAGTCTGAATCTTCTCCAAGAAGTTCTTACCACACAATCCGAGGATAGTGTTAGGGACATCTTCGCCTGTAAAGATGAGTTTGGCAAGAGCAATAAATTTCTTGAAATTCCATTTGCCATCGTCCTTAATCTCTTTCTTCACCTGATAGCGTACACCCTCTGTGAAGTAAACATCCTGCGGACCCAGCTTGGTGTCAACAGATATCTTACCTTTTCGACCTGCATATAGGGTGCGGTTGCCTTTTACTTTGAAATTAGTAATCTGTGCCTCTGCAATGATTGCATGGTTGAATGGAATCTGCTTGTCTTGTGCATCGAAGTAGTCTGAAACAACACTGTTCATGATGCGCTTCTGCAAGTGCAAGTCAATAGGCTGTGGAACTACAAGGTCTGGTTCTACTTCTTTCTGTGTCTCGTAACAAGCATTAGCCATAAGCACACATACAGAACCTGCAGGAATAGCAGGAGTTGTACAACTCTCATCACCTGATACGGCACGAGGACCGTTGACTGCAATGGCTACAGGATTACCAGTAGTTGTGTCCTTGCCGACAATAAAAATCATCAGGTCTTTACCTGGAGTAGCTTTCTGACCTGTTGCATCGTAACCATCAACACCCTTAATAAGGAGTGTGGTATAAGGTCGAGGCAGTTTCTGGTCTTGACTGAGTAGAGGAAGAATGAACTGATTGTCCGTGCTCTTCGCTACAGCATCTTTGGTTGTTACGAAACTTTTGGGTTCGTCGATGATGTAGTGTCGAACGACAGGACTCTTAACATTCACTCGCTTAGAATGCAGCATAATCTGCATCATAGGAGTGTCGTCACTCTTAAACTTGTACAGCTTCTGGTCAATGTCAGGCGTAATAAGGTTACCTGCGCCAACGCCACCTGTAGCACCAGCTGTTGCACTGACAGTTGTAGCCTGTCCACTAACCTGTGTCTGGGCTCCTGCTGTACCTGCTGTAGGCTGCTGATAGCCACCTGCATGCTGTTGTACTGTTTGTTCTGTTGCCATTTGAATAAAGATTTAAAATGAATAATCTATTTTTTTACATGCTGGGCTTGACGAGGTTTTCTGCTTTGATACCACCTGTAGCATTGGCTAAATTGCTTACCGTCGCTGCTGCCCCATATACTTGGGTCTTGTATCCTGCACTCCCTTTAGTTCGTTCTATTTGGGAATTGCTGACTATTTTTACCACTTGTTCTATCATGCCATATTTGCGATGTCGAAGATATCCATATCTTGCTTGCCACTTCCCTGCTGGTTGTTCTTACCATTCAAAGGTGCAAGTCCATCACCGTTCTTATTCTTGCGTAATTTTTCGGTGACCTTTTGATTGCGTCCTGCAACCTCACCTTCTTCTTGTGCATCTGCAACATCTTCGTCATGGTTAATTGCTTTTGTCATGAGGTCAAACATCTCTGGTGAGAATTTACCCATCACACCATCACGCACAATGTTGATAAGGTGGAAGATAATTTCATCTGCCTGCTCATCAGTAAGACCACGCTCCTCTTGGAACTGCTTGAGTGCATCAAGAGATTTCGGTAAGTTCTCGGCATACTCATCATCAAGCTGCTTGCTCTTTGCAATACGCTGTTGCTCCTCTGCCCATACGTCTGCAAGTTCCTGCATCTTATCAGGGTCATCGAGCGTTTCCTTAATGTCAGGACCGAAATTCTTCAACAGACTAAGCACAGGATTGCCACCTTTGCTCATCTCGGTAAGAAACTCTGCACTGCGAGGGTCGGAAGCAAACATGTCAGAAAGTGCTTTTTCACGCTCTCTGTAGCCACCAAGTTCCTTTTCGTAGTTGTCATAGTCTTCACCTATCTGACCGTATATTTCTTCGTCATCCTCGAATTTCTTGTCGGGGTACTTCTCACGTAATCGACCGAGTTGTCGGTCTCTTTTGCTGATTTCTTTATTTTCAGTTGTAGCCATGTCGTTGATACTCGTAGAGTTACTGATTTATTTACCTGCAAATATAATGTGGTAATTATTCCTTTCTCTTTTATCTATTGTGAGATATTTTTAGTATCTTTACAAGCAAATTGACTAAGACTGGTGAAATATTACGGAAGCATACTCGACTTTACCCAAGAACGTAACCAAGAACTTATGCGGGTCTATCAAGAGGAACTATCTAAAGCTGGTTACATCGTTATGCCTAAAATCTTTGAGCAAGTAGCAAACTCGCCATGCTCACGTTTTTGGGTGAGTGAGGAACGTGCGGCTATTGTGATTTCCACTTTGTTAGCTGGCAAAGTAATTCCCAATATGCGAAAAAATAAACGTGAAATGTTTGATGAGATTTTTCGTCGTTTTCTTATTGTACGTGAACAATATCCTGAAAAATCTATCTATGCACTCGCAATTATGGTAGTAAACCAACCTGCACCTAAGTTTTACATGACACCTCGTACTGTAGGAGAATTAATCTACCGGATTAAAAATGGTTGGTATGAAAAGCAGTTCAATAGGTATAAGGATTATTCACAAGTCGACAAAGAGGAACTCTAAATTGTGGCAGCAGTCATTGGACCACGATGATAATGTAACCCTCGTTCTTTCCTCTCAACGATCGTTGGCATATCCATTTCATACAAACAGATATGCATACCTATAGCTCTCGTCATAACCTTATCGTCATGTCTACCAGATATAGCACCGTATGAGCCGTTCTGTTTCTTCTCATACACAAGCAATTCATCAAGTGCACGCATATCTCGCTCGGTGTATAAGCGTTCACGAACACACTTGATAAGAGTTGATATAATCATTGGCTTTGTAGCAGGATTGGTGTTAAAGCCATACTTCTTGGGGAGTCCCTGCCGTATCTCGTCCTCGCTCTGTCTGCGTGCATACATATTAGGATATACACTTCCTATCTGATTAAGAATGTATAGCGATTGGTCTCCACCCTCAACATGACGTTCTTTGTCTCTACTGTCCATAGTGTTACTTTCTATAACTAACAAGGAGTTGTTATAGAAACCTGCAATCTGTGCTGACTTCCATGCTAATATATCCATATCACAATGTCCGTACCATTCTGCCACTACTGCAGGGCGACCACCATCCATAAGATTGATGCGGTCAAAAACAACTATATCCGACCAGTCGGCTTTTTCTGTTCTACCTCCGACGTCAACAACAGTAAGATAACGGTCTGTTATCTCTACCTCATCATCTTCTTCTGGTAAAGCCCACACCCACAATAAGCCTTGCGCATCTTCATGGAAACGAAGCCCTGTAAGCGCTTCTTCACCCTCAGACTGTTTCCCATAGACATCGCCTATAAAACGAGGAGGACGACATGCAGGCTTGAACTCCTCCACTTGGTACCTGTCGAAAACCATCGAACCAGAGTGTACGAACGCCTCTATATCATCTGATGGATACTCACTTGCCATAACACCGTGGTCGTTCTTGCCAGAGCGTTCTTCTATATACCAGTGTATAGCTTCAAGAGTTGCACCTTTATTCCATAACCACCATAAGTATTTACCACTTTCTTCACGAGGAGACATCACATTGGCGTTTTCTCTGTTGAGATAGAGATTCTCAGCAAAGGCTTTAAGTTCTACATGAGAATTAAAAGGTAAGGAGTACTGTTCTATGTCAAACCATGCTATAAACAGCGCATCAAATTGTGAGGGGATATGTGGGTCTGATGCTGCTTCATATTCACGATGGAAAAAGTTTCCTGTACCATTTGCTGTACTTTCCATCACAATCATAGTATAAGGTTTATACAAGATACCAGAACAGGCTGAACGCACAATATCTTCTGGCGTCTTACCCTCTGTGGATTTCCAAATGCCTACCTCTGATAAGTGAACAAGGTTATAATCTCCACCACGGCAACCATCAGGACGCTCTGCCGTACCAATCTTGATTTTGCAGTTACGCTGTGGTACTCGGTGAATAGAACCACTCTTGCCGACACCTACTATCTTCGCCTCATTGTCTGAGTATGTTTCACCCATACTATGGAGCAGCTCAACTGGGTATTCCTTTATCATGCGGTCGAACATGTCCTTGATTTCATCAGAGGTAGAGCCCTGATGTGCAATGATAAGAGAGTTCAGACCTACTTTATGTATGAACTGTAGCCATGCAAAGTACATCTGCGTTGCGGTAGAACCACCCCACTGACGAGCTTTCAGGAGAATAAGACGGATAGGTTTATCGGCAATTCTGTCTTTCTCAAACTTTTCTATAAGTTTCCGCTGTGCTCTATTAAGTTTAAACAACACATCATTACCACCACCTTTCGCCTTAATATATGCAAGTGTGGCTGCCCAGAAAGCAAAGTCATGCTTATAACGTAATCGGATAAGTTTCTTAGAAACCTTTTGACGGTCTGTATCGTTGGGGAATACATGTAGAACGTCTGTAAGGAACTTGTCAATAGAACCATGATGAATGAGTTTCTTCACGAAAGGTATCTTCATCATCGTGTTTGGAAGCCATTGAACTGGCATAACGAAATCGGAGATACATACTCTTGTACGTTCTCCGATAGAACCCTCACCCGTTACAGGGTTGAACTTAGCATAGATTGCTTCGTTTCGTCGGTCGTTTTCTTTGATGATTTTATTTACCTGTTCCTTATCTGACATACTATCCCTGCAACATATGCTGTCCTTGCTGTACTGCCTCCATGTTAGCTTCTTGTTGTACTTGTTCTGCAAGTTGTGGTGATAAGCCATCTGGAGTCTGTCCGTTTTCTATCTGTTCCTGCTGCGCCTTAATGCTCTGCAATAGCTGGTCTGCAAAAGGGAAATCTCCGTTTTCAAGCAATTGCTGCACGCTAATAGCACCTGCTGACCACATCTGCATAAGCAAATCATTAGACATAGCACGATAGGCTGGTGTAGCAGTACTCTCTACAATAGAAAGGTCAAACTCAACATCACGTATTTTCTTTGGGTCGTATTCTACAATAGTAGCATTTCTGCCAGCAATGTTGAATACTCTTGGAGTGTCGTAGAACTGTTGAATATTCTTAACGTCTTTACTTGCTCCATCTCTTACAAATGATGAGAATGTATCAAGCAAATCAAGAAGTGATGTAGTTGCATTTTGTGTCTGTTGGTTATACAGACTTGCCGACATACCAGAATAACCTGGCTTCCCCTGTAGAGCCCCATTTACACCTGATATATCTTCAAAGAACTTCAACTGCATATTCAAGAGTTCGGAAATACCAATCTGTGTACAGTTGTTTGCAATCTGCTGAGGTAGTGCCGTACCAGTTTTAGGTTGCTTAATCATGATGACACCATCGAAGCGTGCCCACTCATTTGCAACATTCTCCATACTCATGCCCTTAGGCAAACACTCTTCTGGGAATAATAGTACACCCTTTGCGCTGGCTCGCATTATCCAGTCGTACATAGTGATAAGGCGGTTAGTATAACGCTGCTGGTCTATTACATTACTAACAAACGAGTGTATCTCTCCGTCAATAAATGGGTATGCCTTAAAGACATAGGGATGGCTCTTGTGTTCGTAGGGGGTTTCACCCTCATCAAGGATATCTCCAAAAGGAGAGAGGAAATAATAATACCAATAGTTATCCATAAACCATTCGTATTTGATGAGTGGCACATCTTCATCAGCCATTCCAAGTTGATGTGCCTGTTCTATGCGCTCACGATTTACACTACCTACAAACTCCTCAAAGTCCTCAATATCAATTTTGAATACATCACCATTGTTCACGTCGTGACAACGATAGCGAGGTTTACTTTCTTTACGCCATATTTCTATCACCCGACATCGTGTAGTATCGTTCGGTACAAGGAAATCATAGTAACTGTTTAATGGGTAACCAAAGCTTTCATACGCCATACCGAGCGCACCTTTGTCTCGTGCAGATTCGTATATCTTTCCTAACTGTGCAACATCCGCAGAATTTTTGGCAAAGCGTTCACACAATTGCTCAAAACTAATATCGTGTATCTCACCTAGACAACTAACATCCCAACCTCGGAAATCACGCATGTTGTTATCTATAAAGAAGTTGTTAGGCTGTACATAGTCCGTCCAACAATCGAGTTTGTTTTCACGCCAGCCATACCATTTGCGCTGCACAACAAAACCTGAGATAAGAAACTCCTCCATACAGCGAGCATTTATCTCTGTCATACGGTTTAGTTGCATATTGCATTGTAAGACCGTTGACATGGTTTCTCCGTATTTCTGTTCATCACGGTCTCTGGCTGTACAAGTCGGCTCGCTTGCCTGACTACGATATACGCCAAGCACTGCATTCACCATACGCTTGATGAGGTTGTTTTTAAGAGGTACGTTACCTTGTTTCTTAATATATTCTTCCTCGCTCATGCGCACACCATCTACGCATACATAGTCATCCCACTGTTTTCCGTATGTATACTTTTTGTTGCGCTCACGGTCTCTGCGGAATGTATCCATGGCACTCCAATACTGTTGTGCTTCATACAGAATATTATAAGCACGAGTATGCCCATCCATTATATTGGAACGGAGTACAGTGTCTGTTTCAGATATTGGCATTACCTTGCTTGCCCGATGTAATCTTTTCTTTGCCATTTAATTAGATATTGGGATGATGCAAAGATAATTCTTCACATCATCCCTCATTGTTTATCTATTGCTACTTAGAGGTTTTGAGTTCATTGACCATTTCCTGTTGTACCTTAAACATTGCCTTGGTAAGCTGCTCTCTTTCTGTTGGAGACTTTGAGTTTAACCAAGCTTTTGTAATATCATTCATATCACTGTTATAGTCTTTCATTATCAGGTAGCGGTCGTATTCAGGAGTATTCTCTAACGCATCCATTTGTTCGTCAGCTTCATCCTCGTCTTGCTCTCTGAGTTTCTTTATAGCACTTAGTTTTGCAGCAGTCTCTTTGTATTCTGCTTTCCACTGTTCTAACTCTTCCTTATTAGACTTGCTCGCAGCAGCCTTAAAGTTTTCTCTCGCTTTCTTGTACACGGTCTCTTTTCGTTTACCGTCTTTATCTGCTATGGCTGCATCGCTATACATCCACCCTGTGAGTGGTGCACTGCGGTGTCGCTTGTACCGTGCAAAGCGTTCTGCAATTTGACTTGGTGTCATCTTACTTGCTTCAACACCACTCGCACTTAACTCGTCAAAGTAAATCTTATCCAATTGACTTTGCGGACAGTTAAGAATACGAGCCATCAGTAATGCACATTCCCTTGAGGTCTGCGCATCATCACCACAATAATCCATGATAGCTACCATAGCATCTGTGATACTTTGTGGGTTTACACCGACAGCAGACTGAGTAAGGAGATTTACACAATCGTTCAAAGCTTCCACATTATCCTTTGGGAATGTCTTTAAAATATCGCTCAAATCACTAACCAGCGGCATATCTTTCGTAACTGTAGCCCAATTCCCTTCACCTTGAAGTGCCATATTACCAGCTTGACTAAGAACATCACCACTCGTTAAACCCTCAAGGCTACCAAACAAGGCATGCGTTAAGGCATCATCTGTCATCTTTTTCTTCTCATCGTCATCATCACCAAGAATAAGATAAGGAAGATAAGCTCCTAAGTTCCATGCAAATTGTAACAAGAAGCCAAATACCGCTATTCGTGCAAGGTTATGAAGTGGACCCTTGCGAAGTTCTCCATGTGCAGCCTTTTTAGCCTGTTCTTCTGTCAGCCCCTCACGTTGCAATTGCTTAATCATAAATTCTTCTGCTCGCTGACGATAACCTGGTGTGAACAGCTTTACCTCATTTCGGAATGCGTCATACTGTTGACGAGTGTAGGACATTGACGAGTTTCTAAACACCGTGAACAAGACACTTAACCATGAGCGGTCTACCTGCATTGGGCTTAGGAATGCTCCCTCGCTTGATTGCTGTGTAGAGTTATAAAGAATTGTTGCGTCTTGCTTTGCACGCTTATCAGCAGTTGCTTCGTCAAATCCCCAACGCTTATACTTAGCATAACGTGACTGGTACATAGCATGTGCACCCATTGCAACAGTGAGTGCATCAACAAATGCATTAGGAGACATACCTATCATTGAAGCTATCTCTACTATACGACTACGCCATGCCTTCCAGTCCATATCACTCTTCATCAGACGAGGGTCACCTGCCATACGACTCTGCCAACGCTTTTCGAATATCGGAAGATTCTTCATCGACCAATTCCATGCGTTAACTGGGTTTACTACATCTTTCGCCAGATGAGCTAAACTCGCATCTGGGAGATAGGCTGGAAAAGATAGGAACTGCTTCAATGCCGTGAAGACACGAAAACTTACCTTTGCAGCCGTAACACCCTTAGCTACGTTGACAGCTGTCTTATCAAGTTCTGCTATTGGTGGACGATACGCACCTACAGCCATCTTACAGACACTACGAAAGTTCTTCCATAATGCAGCACCAGCACCGTATGCACTTGACATGTTCATCACTTGATTTCGGAAACGCTTGTAACTTAACATCGTATTGATATCACGTGTTAGTTCTGCAAAGGCTGCCCAATGCTCCATTTCCTGTAGATGGTCAGCTATTACATTGAAAGCGTCAGCACCTGTGACATCTAATGGTTTGTTATTACGTGTTCGTTTGATGATACCATTGGTTGTTGTGCCGGGTAAAACTATACCAGCATTATCATCCTCTGCAACATCTTCTTCTTTATCAAGAGCATTCTTCAGTATCTTCAATGGGAAATAATTGTCTATTGCTGCCATAGGTGCACCGAACATTCGCTTGTGAACTTCGTTGTATTTATTTCTCTTATTAACAAGATATTCCTCCTGCAACCAGTCGGCAAGTTCTTTGAATTTAGGGTCAAGTATTTCAGTTATATGTTGTACATCTTGTTCTGTTATTCCCATATAACGCAACTTCATCCTACCATCGCTCATCTTGTCAACCATATAGATATACAACAAGTTCCCTTGTGTCAGTTCGTGTTGCTTACGTTCTCCGCCATCCCAGAACTCAACAGGGACTTTTCCCATCTTACGCTCTAAAGTAAACAGATCTGCCCATTTCATTTTCTTTCCATAGACTTCACTGACCTTTGCATCGAGTTCTTTCAAATCGTCACGATAACCTGTATACTCGTTTTCTGTTGCGTCTACCCAGCTACGCATGAATCTATTCCACAAGTAACCCTCACCATTGACATTCTTCTTGCCAAACATCCTAAGCATTTGGTCAAAAGTACCAAGTGGGGCAAGGAGGAAACGAATAGCACTATTGTTCATCAGCTTTTGAACCTTGTTATCTTTATGATGTTCATCAGTGATACGACCTTCCATATCGCTATTGCAGTTATGATGAATATCATTGATACGCTTTTGCTCTGCCTCACGCCACTCTTTTGCACGCTTAGCACTTTCACCAAGCATGCCTCCAAACTCCGCTGCTATTGAAGAATAGGCTTCTGCACGGTCTATTTTATTTTGACGAATAGCTTCTTCGGTTGCATTAACATATTGCTTATAGGCTTCTGTATCAAGCTTGCCTGCATCCTTATCTTCTTTGGCAGTCTTGATACTCTCACGTAATGCTTTCTCCTCTGCTTTGCTCTCGGTGATTTCTTCTACATAGCGTCTTGCTATCTGAGCACCTGCATACTCTATGGCTGCATTATCTACAATTGTTTGGTCGTCACTTCCCATACGGCTCATAAGGTCAGGAATAAGAGTATTATCTATTTCCTCTTTAGGGAATGATGTATACTTACGTGCTGTCTTAACAAGAATCTGACCTTGTGGGTCAAGGTTACCCTGCACCTCAATCCCTCTATCATTTAATCTTGTACCACGCATTGTGAAAAGTTTACCCAGCATATTTGCACCGCTATGTAATTGGTTATCCACCATAATATCCATGAGCTTCTGTACATGTCCGCTGATGTCTTCCTTGCCAACCCCATTCCTAACAGCACTAAGTACTCGCTTGGTTTCGTAAGCACTCAAATTATCAAGTAAACCTTTATCGAGTAATACCTGTGCAAGGTCGGTCATTGCTTTTGCTGTACTGATGTCGTATGAACGCTGTCGACTCATGGCACTTCGCAGCTTTTGTAGATTGCCACCAATGGCTTTCATTGCCTCAACCTTTGCATTGAAATCATCTTTATTAGCTGCACTAATTTCTGCTTTCATGTTGGTGATGGTTTCTTCTAATCCCATATCACCATCACGGAAACGATTTACATCCGTCTCATCGTAATGAGCCTTACTGCGCATCAGTGCATCTTCGGCAGCATCCATTATGGTTGGCTTTCCACCATTGCGTAGGTTTTTCCATGACTTGTAGAGGATATAAGCTACATCCTTATCAGTAAGTCTGACACTCTTTGCTATCTTCAAGCCACGCAGGAACTTATCAAGGAACTTCTGTACTTTGGTTTTCACCTTTCCCCAGAATGTGAGTTCCTCTGCACTCATCTTCTCAAAGCCTTCATAACCTATGCGACCAGCCATGTCTGCCATGTACTCTTCTGTGGCTTCTCTTCGCATCTGCTCACGCTTCTTATTGGCTTCCACCGTTGCCTCTGCACGTGAGAATACTCCCTTATGACTTTCCATGCGGTCAGCTTCTGCATTCTTTTGCTGGGTGAGCTTGTCCACCTCGGCTTCAAATAACTTGCGTTCTGCTTTGTCGATAGCTGCACGAATAGGCTTTGAGGCATGTTCATACACCTCACCGAGGAAATCATCAAATCGCTCCACACCTATAAGTTTTCGTAGTCCATTATGCCCTACAACCTCATGTACAGCTGTATTTGCAACATCCGCAACATCCGCATTATTTGGTAACAGTATGACCACCTCATCATTCTTGGCACTCCACCAACCCTTAGCTCTTTGCTGTCTGCGGCTCGGTAACCCTGCGATTTCTTCTGGGTCGCTTACTACACGAATAGGTGTATTCAACTTTTCAGATAACACCTTAGCTTGCAATGCTTTTGCCTGTGGTGTAGTGTCTTGTGGGTCAATTTTGCTCTGTAGTGAAGTTTTTTCTTCTCCAATATTTGGATTTACAAAATCTTTCACTATCTTTGCAGCAGAAGAAAGTCTTGAGCTGCTGAGGGCTTCCGCACTGAGTGCGGGGTGGTGCAGATAGCGCAAGGCTTTCTCTTTGTTTATATATGTTGCAAGGGAACGTTCTATCCAGTCCACGACATTGCCACCATCTTTCCCAAATACAGATGAGACGATATTGAAATCAATATCCTCAACTCCCTTTCCCAAATCTATTGTTACAAGGAAATTACCTTTTTGAGTCCCAAGTTCTGTAAGTATAGAACGGTTGCCTACACGCCCAATATTATCGAACACCGCAATAGGATTGGAAACAGCCTTTGGCAAGTCTTGTAACTCCTCAAGCGCAAAGCCATGCTTCTTCATCTTTTTGATAACCTTATTACCATACAGCT